TCAAAAATTCTATCGTCCCTGCGCTGACCAGCTTCTTCGTGATAGAAGGATTCGCGCTGCGGCAGGGCGTACTCATAACATTCCTCAAACAAAGAAACCCAATTCTCGCGGAACGCTTTGGATTTTATGTAGCTTGCGATATACTTCTTTGCAATTGGATCATCAGCCATTAGTCAAACCTACCTAAGAATCCTGAGCGCCCACCAGAGAACAAAGACCTTCTTGTGCCTTTGCCTTTTCTTTTCTCAAGGATGTCAGATATATCCTCGCGTTTTTGCTCTGCGCGATCTACTATTTCTTCTTGCTCGATGTCGTCAGCTTCTACACGTTGTTCCGCTGATGCCTGTTTTGCAGATGAGCTAGGGCCAAAACACATAGTATTCTCCTTTGTTTATCATTCGTAAGCACAAAAATAAGAAAACATCAATGTAAAACTACATCCTTGCCCAGAAGCTAGGCTTCTTTCTTGACTTGTTACCCCTGTTAAACACATCAAAGTTACGCTTTGCTATCACAGGTACAGCTGGTTTCTGGGAGTTCATCAATGCTCTGCCCTCACCAGCGCCTAAAAACAAATACTGTGCCGCATCGTGAACGTGGCTAAACATATTCTTATCAGGCTTGTCTGCATATCTCTCACCAGAAACTTCCATGCGCTTGTACGCATACCCACCTTCGAATCCTTTGATAAGCTGTGGGCAACGCCTATCAATTAAAAGCACTGGCTTACCTTCAGACATCTTGGTTAGCTGGGAAGAGACAGCCTCAAGGCGAAGATCAACAGAGTTGGACGGCGCAGGGTACGCCTTCAAGCCAGCACCACGCAGAATGTGAAACGGAGTCGATTCATCAGTCTGCGCTCTAAAATCACCAGCTGGGTCACCATATATAATAACCTCACTAGCAGCAGCGAATCGAGTTGATAGCTCATTACGCATAACTTCTGCAAATCTAACAATACCCATATCAATAGCTACGATCTCAGACTGCAAGAACCAACGCCCTCTTATCTTCTGACCGAATACGGCGGCTGGAGTAAGACCAAAGTCAACTCCAACGTACACTGGAGTGCCAGCAGCAACTGGTATCTCCTCATCAGCAATGTGGATCTCAGGCGCAAACATAGGATACACAGGCTTTCCGTCCTGAATGTGGCCTAATCTATTCATAACATATACATCAATCCAGCTTTTAGTCTTACCTTGAATAAGGTTCGGGTAGTAAGACTTCATCATGTTCTTAGTATTCTCTGCTTTGCCATTAGGCACGTAGTCTTTTATTTCCCCTTCGTCCCCTTTGTCTTCCACCATTCCAGAGGGCTGCGTAAAGAAGCGCCAGTTCGAAGGTTTAACCAACATCTTAGCTTGCTCACGCGGAATATGATCTGGCACTGGAACCTCTCCAGCCATAATCGGCCACCAATGATCTTCTTCAGGCGCGTTGGTATCGGCAATAACGCCAGTCCAAGAAGGGCCGCCATCACGCATTGAAGGAAAACGACCAACACGCATCGTACAGGCATCAATAATACTCTTAGGAAGTTCCCTAGCTTCGTTAATCCAGACCCCAGTAAGTTCCAACGATAGTAATTTTTTAACATCTTCTGGCCTATCAAGAGCTAAGAAAAGGACTTCAAGGTTAATGTCACCTTTTTTAATGTGGTGGGTATATGGCACTGACCAAGTAAACTTACCCCAATCGGATTCTGGAAACCAATCAAGCCAAGTCTTAATAGTAGTAGTTCTAAGCTGGGGATTGGTATTGCGAATGATAGCCCAACGGCTATGGCGTATTCCGTCAGGGCTTTTCTCTTGTTCGAGGGCGCGGCGAAATACTTCAACGCAACAAGCTACAGATTTACCAGAGCCTACTGGCCCTCTTATGCCACGAAAGAACGTGGTGTTTTTCATAAAGTCTTTTAGAACATCGCCGTCAGGCTTGTATTTAAACTCAGGCATTACTTCTTAGCTTTTTCGTTTTTCTTTGCAATCGTGTGGGCTTGAGAAAAACTTTTACCAGCCTTCATTGCCGTTGTCATATTCTTCATATGCTTTGCGCTGTGATGCACCTTATGTTTTTTCAAGGCTGCAACTTGGCTTACTGTTAAGGCTGCCATCTATGATGTCTTTTTAAGAAGCGTCTTCTTCTTTTTCTTAGGGAAGCCAGCCTTCATGTTGGAATAGGACTTATCGCTGATTGTTGACTTAGCCTTAGATCGGCTAGTGCCAGCTTTTTTGCGCGCGTTAATGTTATCGTACAGTCCCATTACCTTAATCCTTTATCCACACCAAATTTAATCATACGCTCTACTATCTCAGGGGAGATGCTATCAATAAGCTTATCGCACTCCGCGTCTGTAACAAAGCTCTTGCCGTGCTTGGCCTCTACATAAGCGTACTCTGTCTTACGGACAATGTGGCGAAGAAGGGCCAGATCGGAGCTAGGCAATGTAGATATAAAACTCATGTTTGGTTCATCAGTAACGGAGTTAGCAGGGATCTTTTCTGCATACCTTTGCGCCTTACATCCCTAAGTGGAGAGGAAGCATTTTTGCTTGTCTCTGTGTTAGACTCAAATTTTAAGGATGGAAGAGGATCATATGTCTTCTTCATTCCTTGGTAGCGGCTTTCCGCACTAGATCCACCAAAACACATTATGACTTTTTATTCCTCTTTGCAAAGTTACGAGCAGCCTCAACGGAGCCAAAGCCCCACTTCTTTAATGCTAATGCCTTACGGGTTGGCTCGCCATTCGGCTTCTTCATAGGCCCAGCCATTCCAGCGAACCTTGCAGCGAAAGAAACACGGCGAGGGTTTGTACCGCTACGCACTGCTGGTTTTAAATTAGCGCCCTCGGTTCTTTTAAAAAATCTACGTCCTTCTGGCGTCAAACCACCAGTAGGGCTTTTGTGTTCGCTACGCATCTTTAGGCTTCAGCTGCTCTCGAAGCATACTTTCGTTTAAGGACTTGAGGCGCTGCTTGTTAATAGCATTTGCGGAGAGAGAAACCCAAGCTTCGTTCTTCTCGGTTGTAGGATCATCCCCAATAAAAGAACCGTCCTCATCCCTAGCTCTTACCTTCTTGCCGCTAAGATACTTAGGGGCTTTGCTCTTCTCTTCAGCCATAACATTCTCCTTTAACCAAACCCTATACTAGAAAAAATATAACTGGCAAACCTTTTTCCAGAATAATGTGAGCTGTAGACTATTACAGTAACATACTACCATAGTTTTTGCCCCTACCCCCCTCTATCATGTGACACACCAGAAACGATCTACCCTAGATCAATGCTCACTCGTATATCGCCAGCTACCTGCACCTGTGACCTATCTATCGGCTTGTACCCTGCGCGATCCAGTAGATCCTTGCTTGCTTCTAGCTGTACATACTCAGACTTCGCACCAACTGCTAACCTTCTGACAGTACCAGCGGCTAGTGTAGCACTCAATCCGAACTCCTCATTCATCCTCTGCATCATGTACTGCTGCACGTGTGCAAGCTTCAAGGCCTTGCTTGCGGTCACTCTTCCAGATTCGCCAGCAGCATACCCTGCCAGATCTGCGGCCTTACCTATCGTGCAACCATTTGCTACGAGGGTGTCTACTAACGCCGTCTGTTTTGTAGTTAGCTTTCTCTGCATTGGAACATTCATTTATTCATACCTTCCATATATCCTATTGCTTGCCCCCCTCACCCTCTCTCCCCCCAGATAGCACAATCTGATACTTGCTTGTCAATCCATGACGTTGCGTCACACTACTCAGAAAGGTATCATAGTACCTCTTCTGACCATTGACAGACTATAACCATACTAAACCACACTACACCAAATTACTGCCAACTTCACTTAGCTGCGTTGACCTATTTCATTCTCTATGACTCCTTGATCAAGCGAACCACCCACTCGTCTTGTCTGCATATCACCCGCAGCCAACAGTTCGCAAGGCGGCCAAGAGGCCGTTCTTCCTTGCTAACTGCAAGCGCCCAGAGGGCATTGGCTGGAGTGCTATTGGCCTTCACCGAGAGGGCGGTTCCCTCGATTTGATAAGGAATCATAGAGATGAAAAAGATAAGCACACTTGCAAAGATGAAGTTGGAAGTAATCAACTACCACACCACAGATACACAATCTGTTGATGGACTAATCATTAATGACTACTTCTTAAAAAGCTTAGCAAGAGATGCTTGCTACACTTCAAACAAAGGCATTAACTATAAAGCTACATCTATAGTTGCCGAGTCTGTTAAGTATGATGCTGCTAAGAAGGCTGACAATGTTTACGAGATAGAAAGGTCAGAAAGAATATTAGGCAACATGCAATTAGAGATGTCAGAGCTTAAGTTTCGACATACCGCAGACCTTGAAGTCTACAAGGTAGTTACTGGTGGAGAAACTTGGATTCAGAGTTCACCTAAAGCTATTAAACCCGCTGCTGAAACACAAGATTTTAGTGATATGATTGCAGCTGCAAGAAAGATGGTGGCGTAAGTCACCTCAAAGAGAGAGCTTCGGCTCTCTCTTCTACTTGTTAGTTTAA